CTTTCATTATGTTAACAGTATCGCCAAAGTTTTCAATTTCGCCAGTATAGTCGGTATTAGTAATATCTTCTGCCACCGAAGCTCTACGGAAGAACTTAAGAACTTTTTGGCTAAAAATTTCGGGTGCAAAGTTACCTGACGGTAAATTTCCATACCCTGAACTTGTAGTAAAAGCCATTTTAGTATCCTTCCTCTATTTGAGGTTAGTTATTGAGTTATTCGCCCTTCTGCTCGTGCTTGATCAATTTCTTTTTCAAATTTCTCAAACTCCCACGATTTCAGTCTGGCGATGTCTTGCATCTTCCAAATTTTCTTGTTGCTGTTAGAGTCTGAAATTTCACGAGCTTTTGGTGATTTTACAATCTCTGCAGCACTTTGTTTATTGGTCGAAGTAGTTTTTTTAGATGTTATGCCAGCATCTATTTTGTACAAGTCTAATACTCGGCTTGCCCATTTTGCGTCTTTGTTGTTTTTGTATATGCCATTTGCTATAGAAGTTGGTTGTTCATCTAGCCACTCTAAAAACTTCTCGTCTGTTTTAATATCCTGAAAATCAGGATGAGCAGTTAAAAGCTCAGAGTATGCGTTTTGTACAACTAAATCTTCTTCACGTTGCTGAAGAGAGTCAATCTTTTCTTTAAGATCACCTGTCTTCTGCTCTGCTTGCATTGAAGCAACACTTTCAACAACTTTGTACACATCAGGATACTTTTGTTTAAACTCCGTTATTTCTTCGGGAGTCGTTGGCATTTGCACTCCAGTATCCGTAACCTTATTAGCAGCTTCCAGAGCATCACGTTCTGATTTCCACTCGTCTAGTTTTTTGTCATAGTGACGTTTTAAGTCATCATAACGTTTCTTATAGGCATCGCTTTCACCTTCTTTTTCAGTAGTTGCAAAACTTTCGTTTTTTGGCGTGGCTTCAGATTCTTCTTCAGGGGCCAATTCAGTTTGTTGCTCTACTTCATCATCGTCTTCTCTATCTACTTCTTCTCTGTATTTATTTCGATAGACATTCGGATCATTCATTACTCCAAAGGAGTCATTAGGTTTATTAGCTCTCGCACCTTTTACTTGTCTTGCCATTGTTATTACCTCATATATTGCAGTGCCACATGGCTGTGGGTAGCTGCTTCGGATGTCAGGGCCAGAAATATTACCGGGTGGCTGACGAAATCTTATCCCATAGTTGGACTATTAAGAAACGAACTAGCAGGATTTGATGTTCCTTTTGGTCTAGATTTTATGCTAGACGGTCTAGATTTTGGAGTTCCCATGAATTTTCTTTGTATTTTTTCAACCCATGACTTAGCCTTATCGGCTCTGTTCCACTCTGCATCATCTTTGTTTTTAATTATATCTAAAATTCCACCTGATAAAGCATTTTGAATACTTCCTGATTCTCTGTATATCTTGTCAAAAGTACCATATCTAACAGCTTTTGGATTATCAGGTGTTCTTTTTATTTTTTTATTGTCTCTGTAGCTATCAGGTCTTAAGCCACCAACATGATACGCTGAGTACAATACAGCTTTATCTTCTACTGGTATATTTTTGTATTCAGGAAATTGTTTTTCAAACTCCCTCATACCTACATCAAGTATGCCTTTTATATTTATTTCTGAAAGTTCTTCGTTAGTAAGATTTAATGGATTTTGTGCAATAAAATTTCTAGCATCATCTAATTTTTTTCCTGAGTATGGAATTAATTTATTATACAGACTGTTTGAAAATTTGAATTTTAATAAGTCTTGGGGAGAGTGTTGTCCTATATCAAACCCTAGTCCTACTGTTACGCCACTATTATGTTTGCTACCTTTAGGTATATACCCTATTCTTGTGTCTTGTTTAGGTAACGTTTCTAAAAGAGTTAATAAATTAAATGTTCGACCTTTTTCTGAATTTTCAGGAAACTGAAGACCCATATCTTTCATAGGATTAACAAAAGATTTTTGTTTACTGGATACATCTGTAGAAGTTTTTAAATCAGTGGGTCTGGACTTAGGCATGGCAGACTCTTTTAATTCTTGTTTTTCTGTTTCTTTAGGGGATAGAAACCCTGAAACGTTTTCTTTTATGCTTTGATATACTGCCCTACCTATGTCTTGTATAAAACTACCTTCATCAGTTCCCATCATACTAGACTTATCTTCTTTGAGAGTCTCGTCTTTTGTAACTACATCACCGTTTGCTTTTGCAACAAATCCACCACGAGCAGCTTGACCTTGTGCTTCTTCTTGTCTGCGTTGAACTTCTTTCTGCCCACGCTTGTTTATTTTTTGTAATTTGTCGTACCCTATTTCTTCAGCTACTGCTTTAGGTACATATACTTCATTTCGAGATACAGCTAGTTTTACACTTCTCTCTACTGGTATTGTAGGATTTCCGTATTGAATGTCAACACCTTTTTCACGAAGGCTTTCAATTGCTTCCGTAATCATAGTAACAATATCTTGTCTTCCTGCAAACTGAGCAGCAGGTGCGTTAATTATAAAGTCACCTTCTTCTGCTTCTAGAGGTATATCATCTGCTATAGTTTGTTGCTCTGTGGCACTTCCTTGTGGTGCAATAAATCCTGCTCCTTGTACAATTTGGGATACGCCTTGTTGATTAGCTACGCCACCTTCCTGTTTACCAATTCTACCTCCCATAGCAGTAGCGTAACCTCCTCCTCCACCAAATCCACTATCCCCCATAGACCCTGAGTCAGCACCACTGTCATTGTTATTATTACCATTGTCCGATTCATTGTAGAATGAATCAGGTGCAAATGCAGGCGTAGAAGGGGGTGTAACAGGATTGTAATTTGTATCTTCTTCAGGTGGATCGTAAAAATCTGGAGTAGTACCCTCACTATATACATCCGAGTCTAATGTCTCGCTAAAAGTGTAATTACCTCCCAAGCCACTATATGTAACACCCCCATCAACTTCTGTTTCTAAAACGTCTGTAGTTTCAACAGACGGGATAGGATATGTTCCGAATATAGGGGAATTAACGTTTGTATCTGCTTCAAACGTTCCACTGTACGCTAAATTTGAAAGATAACTATTTGTCTTTGGAGTTGATGTTATTTCACCACTATTTATTTTATCTAACAAATCCTGTGCTTCGATTGCTGTTATATTGTTTGCTCCTGCAATATTTGCCCTACTTCCACTAAATGCAATACCAGTGCCTGTATTGACCATTTCTCCCATGCCCATAACAAAGCCACTACCACCCGTTTTGTAATTTAAATTACCTGAACCATCTATAGCAACACCCGTAACTGCTCCTGTTCTACCAAATCCTAAATTAATTTCGCCACTATCTTCATCATAAAGACCAATTCGTTTTTCTCCTGCTCCAACTACTCTGCTAGGATCGTAGTCTTCTCCTGCAGGTATATTTGCTTCCATAGCAAACGGGGATACGTAACCTTGTCTAGATACTACTGCTATCACTGCATTTATATTTGGGTACTCTATCCCATTAAATATAACAGGACCTTGAACATCAGACTCAGCGTATGTGCCTACAGATGTATTATCTGTTATTCCTAAAGCGTTCATAAACGTTGTACGATTAGCACTTTGATCAAGACCTTTTCCAAAAGCAGGCGATGTTGTTAAATCTATAACTCTACCTGTTGATTTTTCTTGTACTTGAACAGCACCGTATCCTGTCATCCCAACAACTGCAGCTCTAGTATCTGCTTCTTGAGCATTTACAAGTCTATCCCCCATCTTGTTCATAAGTGTACCTAATCCCGGAACAGGACTAAACATAGTAGCTGCATCCATAACACCACCAACTCCGGGAACTTTTGTAGCTACCGTCTTGCCCGAAACAGGACTTGATCTTGTTTCTACAGACGCAGGACCACTTACAAAAATTTCGTACAGTCTGTCACCTGTTCTTTCAAGAAAAGTTTTTTCTTCTTCTCCAGCAGCATTAGTAGTGCTAGATGTTTGTATCTGTACATCTTGACCATACGCTGATTTTCTAAGTTCTATAGCTTCTAATAAATCAGCTTCACTTAAGTCGTAATCAAAAGTTGTAGCACCAGCACCTCCAACGTTAGTAAGAAAGTCTGATCCTGATTCACTGGTAGTTGAGGAGTCAACAGTTTCGTTACCTTGTGCTACATTGCCCGATGAATTACCTGAACTTAAGGTATTAAGCCTGTTGTAATCAATGACATCTGTATTAGAAGATATACTTCTACCCCTATCATCTATGGATGGTGGAGGTGTGTATTTATTACCTCTACTGTCTACAAAACCACTAGTTCCGTCTTGGAAAAATTGAAACTTTGCATCAGGGGGAAGAGAATTGTAAAAGTCAGTAGTACTTTTCTTTTTTGTACTATCAAATAGCTCTATATTATCAAGAGACTTATTAATATCAACTCTTTCTTCTGGTGGTAAAACCTTCATAAGTTTCTTTATTCCTTGTTAAACTTACTGTTGAGTGCCAAGAGGGTTTCCAGTAAAGCCGCTTTCCCCTGCAACTGGCGTAGCTCCGACTCCGACATTGCCGCTGTCAACGCCCTGAACACTACCGTCTGTTGGTTGAGGAGGAAGTCCTCCAGAGCCTGCCATGCCGCTGGGTTGTCCAGCAGGGGTTTGAGATTGGTCAGGGGTTTGTGGTTGTTGCTGTTCATTTAAACCTCTTAGTATTTCTGCAAATATCTTTGCTTGGTTTTCGTCATTAACAAGACTGTCGGGGTCAATATCCTGTGATATAGCAAGTTCTCTTATAAGATTTGGTATCTTAACAAAAGGAGCAAGCATAGGATTAGATACTGTCTGTAACAACGCTGTTAACCTTTGACTTCTTACTTCTTTCTGCATAACAGAAGCTGTACCTCTAGGTTTAATTTGTAAATCACCTACGATATCTGGTGATCTTTCATTAAACTGCATGTTCCATTGAAAGTATGCTTCTCCAAGTGGCTTAAGCAAGTAGTCATCAATATTCTTTATGACTGTTTTCAAAGATAAGTTAGCTCCCCCCATGAGCATAGATAAACCTGCAGCAGTACGACCCGTACCACTAACACCTGTTTGTCCGTGCATAATAGAAGGTATTCCTGTTTCTTCGTCAGCTAGTTGCCTAGATATCTGATACATCTGTATGTTCTCAGGAGCAGTGTTTGGAAACTTAAGACCATTAATTGCAGTTCCTGTCACGCCAGATTGTCTACGAAATATCTTTCCGGGAAATATATCCATGTTCTGTCCGGGAACTAAACTTGCTTCATCTACGTCAAATACAAGATTGCCTGCTAGTGCTAAGTTATCAATAGCCATTCTCATATGACCATTCATAAGAAGTTGAGCATCCTCCATGTTTTCAGGAACACCTACACCAAACAATTGATAAGGATTTATTTCGTATGGAAACACATGAAAAGGTATTCTAGCAGGAGTAAATGGGTTAAGTACAAATCTAATTACTTCGCCACCACACACCCACACATTAACTTGTAATTGCTGTAGCTCAGACATACTATCATCTACTTCTCCACCTGCTTCATCGATGAATGATCTGTCCATAACTCCCCAATATTCTAATACTTCGTATCGGTTTGTATTGTAGTTAGGCTCTGTTTCATCATCACGAATTGTGTCTTCGTAGTATTTATCTTGATAGTTAGCACCTTTAGCAATAACATCTTCTATAGCTTCAGTATTAAAATACGGATACGTAGCAAGATTTCGTAATTGTTGTCTTGTCATGCGATGTCTTTGTATCACGTACTCAGCATCATCTATATTTGTAGCAGAAGGGTCTGCAAAGAAATCCCAACACGATACTGATTGAATCTCTGGGCATACCATATCGTAAGGAGAATAAACTCTTTCGCCTTCTTCACCTCTTGACCATTGATGAACTCTTTTATTTTTCATCATGGGGCCTTTGATGATTCCTGTACCTAATAGTATCTGCTCAAAGATGGCTGTTCTTAAGACATTTACTGCATTAGTATCCAGTAACTGATCTTGTATTTCTTTCTCCATGTTTAACGCTGCTTCTTGTGCAGGATTAATCTGAGGTTCACCTAATTTAGCAGGGCCTTCCACAATAGGAGTATTTTCATACTTTTGTTCTAGACCTCCTAAAAAATCCATAGCTCCGGGTTGAACCTGCCTGCCATCCCCATCAAATCCATAAGGATCAGGAGGAGGTTGCATTGCATCATCTAAAGGAGTTTTAAGATGAGCAAACTCAGCTATGCCTTCTGGCACAGGAGTAGATTCAATACTAATTGGAAAGTTCTTGTTGGCAAATAAAATATCTGTTATCTGACCAAAAGAAGCAAGAACTTTAGTCTTTGTTATACGTACAAAAACTTGTGATTTTTCTGAGGAACGATATTGTGTACTAGTGTCATATATACCTCTAAAGTTTTTATATGCAGTGAGCCATCTTTGCTCATGGGTATATCTACCGTTTTCTGCACTTTCAAATTTAGCTCGTACATGACCAGCTATTCCCGGAAGGTTCTCTTCAGGGTTTTCTATTGCAGCTACCGTTTCATCAGGCGGCTGGAGAAAGTTGTCAGCCATATTAACTCCTAGCCAAAATAATTTTTATCGTCAGCCATCTTAAACAAAGATGCTTCTACTGTTGGTTTAGACTGTTTCTTTGGCATATCAGATTGTAAATCATAGTTACCCATCTTTGTGTCAAAGTCTTTACCTTCACGAGTTAATGGTGCGTCTGCTGCATCATAAGATGTTTTATCAGAACCCATTATAAATGAAGGGCCGTAGTTATAATCATTGTTGGGCATAATTTGCTCCCCCTTGTTTTTCTTGTAGTAGATTTTCTATTTGTTGTTCCAACGTAAGTTGGCTCTTTCTTTCAGCTTCTCTGCCAAAATCTTCACTTTGTTTCTTCATATTCATCTGTTTTTGAATTGCTAACTCATCATCAACTTGGGAAGAAACTTCTCCTCTGTATTGCTGCTGATTAGCTTTATCCTGCATACCCTGTTGATCAGCACGTATCTGATCCTCAGTTTTAACCTGTGCAAGTGGGTCATTATTCAAGGTTGCATCTGCTACTGTTGAAGCACCGAATGTTTCTTTAACAGCTTCAGGGCCAAGTTCTGCAGCCATTTGGATTCCCGGATCAAGAAACTTTGCCCCTGCTTCAACTCCTGCAGCAACGTCAGGTCCTAGTGCATCACTAGCTCCTCTTCTCATGCGAGCTTCAAAACTATCGGCATCACTACCTTGTGCTTCTATGTTAGCTGCTTGTGCTGCAGTAAAATCTTCTTTTAAAAATTGACTTCCATATAGTAAACCACCTACACCCAAGAACTTACCAAACATTCGTGTGTTGCCCATCTTTTCTTTTAACAACTTCTTTTCTTTTTCTAGTTCAGTTAAATTATCTTTTGCATCTTGAGTTCTTTTAGTATCATCCCTTTTCATTCGTTCTGCTTTTCTATAGTCAGCTTCGTCAAGCTTTTCTAAAACTCTAGATTCTCTGTTCTTTTCTCTTTCTTCAGCTAACTCTGCCCAATTCTTTTCTTTATTTATATCTGCTCGAATTTCTTCTGCTTCAAATTTCGATTTATTAGCTCTAAATTCAGCTCTTCTTGTTTCTTTGCGTTCCTCAATTAAGTCTAAATCTTCATCAGTTAAAGTTGTATTAGTACGAACATCACCTGCTATATCCCCACCTTTAGGTATAACTTGTATTTTTACAGAGCCTAATTCTTCTAGGTCTGGAAGCTTTAAATTAAATTCTGTACCTAAACTATTTACTGTTTCTAACTCTAGAACAGTTGCATACATATTTTGTAATGATGCCAAAGCCATTTTAGGTGAGCTACCTACTTTGCCCATTATAGGTGATACGTAGTGTCTACCTTGAATGTCATTTAAATCTGTAATGATGTCGTCATAAGAAGCATGCCCCATTATTTTTTTTGCTTCTTCTTTGTAACCTAATTCAGATACAATAATAGATGGAACAATTTTTCTTATGTCAGCAGAGCCAGCTATCTTTCTTCCCATAGCTTTTTCAAAGTCAACAAACAAAGGTTGAACATGTTTTGTTACTGCACTAGACATCTTAGCAGTGCTTGTTAAAAACAACTTACCAGTTTTATTCTTTACTCGTTGAGCTTTTAAAATAGACATAGCCACTTCTGGTAGCTCTACTGGGTTTCTTATCTTATGTATTCTTCTGAACTCTTCTGATATTCTACCAGTTTCAAAATCTATATCGTCTACGGTAAGACTGTGAACTTCTCCGGGTCTCAAAGGCACAAGAGATTGAAAGGATACTGCAGCACGAGTTTCAACATCTTCTATTTTAGATATACCTTCTACTATCTTTTTTAAAGATATTTGTGCTTCAGGAACTTCTTTGAATACTCTAGTTTTTCTAGCTTGATCTGCTTTGGATATCTTTAAGTCGGGGTCCCTCGCTATACCTCCAGCACCAAAGACATCTTTAAATGGATACGCACCTTCACCTCTACGATTCCACGTTCTTTTAAATGCTTTTTCAATAGTGGTTAAATTTGTGAAGTTAGATTCTGATCCTACCTCACCTAATTTTTTTAAAAAGTCTTCGTTTTGTAATGAAGAGTAAGGACTGTCCATAGTTAGTCCTGATTTTTCTAAAGCCTTTAGCGTAGGGTTACGTTTTTTTTGTGTAGTCCTGTTACCTTGTGAATCTTCACTTGTAACATTGACTGTATCCCTATCAACAAGTTTAAAAACATCAAGGATAGTCATATCTTTAGTTAATTTTATTTCTTCAGCCATACTTTAATATCCAAATGTTTCATTCTGTACTTGGTAGACTTGAGCCTTGATGCCATTAAGCGTTTGATGAATCGAAGCATACCCTGTCATCCTTGTCATTAACATATACCTTAGAGCATCGTATGCGTGGTCTTCTGCTTTTGTGTCAACGTCTTCGCTATTAGTCTTGGAAAGAGGAATTGCTGCCAGTTGCTTGACAGTGTTGCTACAATTAGAAAACACTCGTAGTCTTGGTTCATTTGTTCTTGGGTCATCTGATAGCCTACGATGTATTTCCATCTTGCCTTGTATTCTATTACGATCTGATGGTGTCCAA